CATAGTAACCTGCTTAATAGCGTGTCCTCTCTTTCCTAAAGCTATCCCAGGGATTTCATTTCTATGAAGCCAAATACCTGATTGGTAGGCTCGCATAGTATCCAACATGTACATTATTTTCATTTTATCTTTTTAAGAAATTCAACCATTTTGGTTGTTTCGCGAATTTCACTTTGCTTACTTATTAAATCTTGACGACCCTTGGTGAGAAACTCTTGAGAACCTCCTTCGAGAATCTTTGAGGTAATGTATTCTTCAAGAACAGCATTAACTTCATTTAAATACTCGTAACGACGAATAAGAGTTGATTTTGCTTTCCAGCGGTAATACTTCTTTTTTAGTTTTGTAAACATATTGATACCTTACTTATAAATAGTTGCTTCCTCAATTTTCCCCAAATCGAAGTCCTCATTGAGGAATGGATTCGAGACGGGGAAAAACAACCTGACTAGAAGAATGTAGCTCCAATCGGCATGTTGATTCCTCTACTTCGATTCTTAGTGAATACAGATGAGCCGTATACAGTCCAAGTAATAAAGTTTGAACCAATCATGTCGTCTTTCTTTCGGATTTCAAGAACTGGCATACGTAGCATTGCTACGTCGATAGTTCCTTTCTTTCCAAAGTAGATTGACTTACCAGTTGTAGCTGAAAGTCCAGTTGCAGTAACTCCACCCGCTCCAGGTGCGATAGCTGTCATCTTTCCTGATGGAAGATTGTTTGAAACATAGACTTGGAAGCCTAGGAAATCGCCCGCATATCCATTTCGAAGAGTTGAGTCAGCAACATTGAATCCTACGTTTGCAGTTTTGATTTCGATATCAGCAGCAATCTTAGGAGTAACAACGGCTACCCAGTCGCCAGTCTCTTCAACGTTTCGATTTCTCAAAACCTTTCGAGCTCCAGCGAAAATCTGAATGATGTTTGCAGTACCCGCAGATACTGGCTTTGCATTTGTTCCTCCTGAGAAGATGTCTGCATCATCAACTGGCACGAAACCATCAGCACCTGTGATGTTTTTGAATACATCTTGGTCGATAGTGTCCTTAAGTTGGTAAGCAGCTTCTGTCGCAAGTTCACGAGCTTGGTCAATATTCAATGTGAGACTTCGTGGGTCATCAACATAGAAAGTAACATGCTTGAAAGAAGATACGTTAAGACTGTCAAATGCCCAGTCTTGTGCTGTAGCTGAGATAGTAGTTCCAGGAGTATATGTCTGAACTGTTAGGTCTGCAAAGCGTGGAACATTGATGATGTCACCGTTTTTAAGGGTGTCAGACAATCTCATGTTTGAAACTTCAAGAGCTACCAGTGACTTATACAAAGGAACCTGAACCATCGTTGACCAGATTTCTGGTTGGATAGCTGATACGTCGTTTGATATAACTTGTGTCATTTTATTTTATTTGCCCCGTCCGAGATTAACCCTATCTGATTTAGGTCTTGGAGACTTATACAATCCTGCTTCTGCAAGAAGTTTCTCCTTGTCGGCCAAAGATGCAGTCTTCAGTCTTTCACTGAATGATTGTGGTGCATCAGAATCGGACTGTGTTCCGTTCGGTTTTAATGCTAATTGTTCTTTTTCTACCTTACTTCGATATGCACCCTGCCAAAGTTTATAATCTTCTTCTTCGCGAATCTCTTTAAGAGGTTTGCCTGTCAGCTTGTGTTCCCGAGCAAGTTTTTCTTTCTCGCGGGCATCAAGACCTTCTAGGGCTGCGGAGATTCCAATATAATCTTCAACATCAAGTGGCGAAGCACTTTTCACTTTCTCTGCTCGGGCGGCTTTGGCATCTGCCTCAGCTTTCTTTGCTCGTTCAAAGAGTTGTTTATTGTGTGCTTCTAATTCTTGAATCTTTGTGTCTACTTCAGTGTCTACTTCAGTTTCTACTTCAGTTTCTACTTCAGTAGTCGCAGATTCTTCGGTTTCGGCATTTTGAGTGTCGCCGTCCACAGGAGTTTCCTCCGTTATTTCTTCTTTCATTTTTTTTAGAGCTAATGTTGCTCAGGTATCTTTCTAAGGAAAAGATGAAGCCTGAATTCTAATAATACCTACATTATACCATATATGCTATATAGCGTATATGCTATGTATATTGGTTCTTAGACACTACCTTACTTTTCTGAATTTTCATCAAAGAAAAAAGGTCTTCGAGCACCTTTGTTGCGTGCTTTCGTCCAAGAGTGTCTTCCCACGAAGTACAGTTTTGTACATTGTTTAGTTCTTCGAGTTTATCATCAAGAAAAGCCTGAAGTGCTCTGCCAAAAGGTGTGGCATTTATTCCCTCAAGTATTTCTTTTATCTCAGATTTAATCATTATACTGTGGCTGTTTGTGCACCCGACGCATTACCTATTGAAGCAGGCGCAGATACTCCACCACCATTAGGTTTTTGTACCATATCTTCTGGTTTCTTTGACTCTGAATCAAAGAGGTCATTTGGATTCAAGCCTCCGTCTTCTGCCATTGAGAAGAGGAACTTACGCTTCATTGGGTCGGTTGTCATTGTTGGGTCAGCTGTGATTGCTTGAAGAAGAGCAAACTTGGTTGCATAGCGTACGCGAGTATCTATTGATTCTCCTGTGATATCTATGTCTATATCGTATTTGATTCCTTCATAAAAGGACTTTGGAATAGTAAGAAGTTTTTCTTTTCCTTGTTTAATTGTTTCTTCGATTGCAATACCGATTGCATCTTTGTCAGCATTAGTAGGGAATTTCTTTGAAGTAGTTGCAAGACGAACCACCTCTTTTAGAACGAGTTCATTCTTTACCATTCCAATGTATTGGTCGAGGTCTCTGCCTACAATACGAAGAACATGTTCTTGTGTATTTTCTTTTTCAAACTGTGGAAGGATAACTTCGTAGAGCATCTCTTTAATGTCCATTGCTACATTTTCTTGAATACCTTCAAAGTATGAAAGTGTTTGTGTAACTGAGATTTGAGTAGAACCAAGAGGTGTTCCTGCTGGACTTCTTTCACCTTGAACAGCATCGTATGAGAATGTAAGTTCATCACGGTTTGCCATCCATTTGCGGTGTTGTTCATTAAAGAATGCACCGTTTCTGTCTTGGATAACAACTTCAGTTACTTCAGAATCAACATTGAGAACTTCTCCACTTTTAACATCACCTTTAAGGTTTCGGTTAAATGCAGGGTCTCTTGTTTGGAATACTCGTAAGGCATTGAAGTGAGCAGACTTCGATTCAAGGTTTACTGTTTCGTTCTGTTTTATTTGTGGTTCAAAAAGGTCTTCAACAACTCCTACTCCGAGCCATCGTCCAGAGAGTTTATCTGCATGAAATTCCCAATATGGGTTTCCGTCCCATTCCTCTGAAGAGAGTTCTACTCCTGTATGAGCAACAGTTATGTTTCCGTAATAATCAAATTCATCTACTCCTACATCAGCAATAAACACACGCTTATATGTGTGCTTATCATTCTCTTCAACATCTCCGTAGCGTTCATATACACGAATATGTGAAGTTCCTTTCATCTCATAGAATAAAGTAATGGTCTTATCAACCAATTCTTTGTCCCATTTCATTTTCTTTGCAGATGTTCTGAATTGAGCAGGAGTAAAGTTATGAACTTCTGTAAGATAGTTTGAGTCTTCAAGAGTGTCGGCACTTTGTTCTATAACGAAGTTTCGTAAGTCTACAAAGTAAGGAGTTCCGTTTATTATTTTAATAACAACTGAACCAAAAATAGGAAGCTCTTTAAATATTCTGTTGAGAATTTTACCGAACTGTTTGTCTCTCATCCAATACTTTAAATCACGTTCCATGAACCATGTCTTTAATGGTTCTCCACCGCCTGCTGTTAACAGACGAATATTTTTTGTATCGAAGTCAATCGCTTTAGAAAAAACCTTACACGGGTTCTTATTTATATTTAAGAAATATTTTCTATCACCATCTTCGTCAACTTCTCCTGATTGAAATTTAGAATTGTAATAGAAGTATATCTTCTTAATAGTATCATACTGATTAAACGTAAGACCAGGAACTCTTTGAATTGCCTTATTCTTAAAGTCCTCAATCTCTTGGTTTATCTTTCTAAGGAGGGATTCATTCATAGACTATCTGAGCCAGCGTTGTTTATTCTCTGGCATGTCAGGGTCAAAGCCTTTAATGATAGAGGCTTCTGCCTGTGTACTTTCTTTTTTTGCTACTTTCTTTTCTACTTTGATTTCTTTTTTAGGTTTAGCCATGTTGGTTAAGTTACTTAAATTTAATTATACCACATTTTTAATAGATGTTTGTCTAGTTATGTCTAACTGACGTATGTCTAATTGACGTATGTCTAATTATATTGAAATGTTCTTTTTATAACAGGTTTAGTTTGTGCAATAAATAACTCCTCTTGTTTAACAGGGTGGAAGTCCCAATATGCGAGCATCGTTGCTATTAAACTATCATCATGAAATCCACGTGAAGCTCCAGCACCTTGATGACGTGCTTCATCTTTCCACATAAACACTTTCATCTCCTCTACTGTTCTTCTAATAGACACCTTAGGTATTTGTTCCCGTAAGAGTTTTTGAAAATGTGAAATCAATTCTGATTTACTTTGCCATGACATTCTAAATCCTAACTTGTCTGTTTCAACGTCCCACTTTTCATCTGTTCTTTTTCTGGTATATACACGAAGGTCTCTTATTTCTCTGAGAAGAGCTGCACCTGCTGAATTACTTTCAGGAATAATTAAAGGTTTACGATATTTGTAATATAAAAACTTCACCTTATCAGCTAATCCTTGAATAGGAAGCATTCCACTAAACGCTGCAACTGTTCTTCCTGACATATCTATAACCACTATAGCAGAAGGGTCTACAACTCCCTCAGAAGGGTCTACACCCATCCTATATTCTTGGTCGCGAGGCTCTTCATATATCTCACATCCTTCTTCCATACGAGCAGGTTTCTTTACAAAGGTCTCTAAACGCTTTATATGCTCTTTAGCAAACACACTTCCTTTTAAGAGAACATCTAAAGACCATTCACCATGCACCATACGTCGTACATAACTCTCCTCTCTATTCAATCTACTTGAAACGAAGTCAGGAGGGAGGTTGTCTTTGTTATCTAACATAGATACCTCTAACAATTTAGAATCTGATTCCACCTTAGGGTACCAGTTACCATCTTCATCCATCTGTTCATTCAATTTAAAATAATGAAAAGCCCAGAAGTTAGCAGGGTTACATGTCATATTAGCTTGACGAGGATAATCAGGTTGACCTTCCTCTGTTTGAACCATACGCATCGTGTCATTTATACTTTGAAAGACCTCATATTCAATCTCCTCTAACTGGTCTATAAAATAAGCACCAATGTTAAGAGACTTGGTCTTCTGTTGAGCTTTCTTAATATCTCCAATTCCACCACTTTGCATTGCATCTAAACCCATAAGAATAATCTGAGAACCATTCTTAAAGTTAATTAAACCATCCTTCACTCTATGTTCGTATTCATTAGCAGGAATAATCTTAAAGAAGTCATTTAAAGTAGTTTTCTCTAAATCAGTGATGGTCTTTCTTCCTAATAAGATTCTAATACCTTTAAACCCTTTACACATAATATATAATTTAATACACAATGCTAAAGATTTACCAGCTCCTCTACCTCCACTAAACAAAAAGAACTTCTTAGAGTTCATATCAGAGATAAAATCACTCTGCTTCTCATTAAATAAATACTTCTTACCTTTAAGAGTAATCTCAGTTAACTTCTTTCCTTTGAGTAACTGTCTACAAATA